TTAAACTATTTTTGTGATTAGCATCACACTCACGCTCAAAGTTAATAATGTATGGGCGCACTGTATGGACAAAACGGACATTTTAATACCCTGGATCATACAAAATAAATGCATATTAACATTTTGGTAAATCTGAAATACTGGTCGACTAGAATTATTGTGATCAAAAAATAAAAAGTTGGCGGGAACCCTTGACCTAGAAATATTTGTAATGCTATCATAATAACCTTGGACAGTTTTCGGAGATAATATCAAGGGGTTAAACTCTAAGTGCGATGATGACGGAAGTGTAACATTTCTTTCAGATAAAAGCTACAGCTCAAACCGATGAATTGCGAATTTATAACTTGACAATTTCGGGGTTCCTTAAAGATTTCATTTAGGGGTATAGGGGTTGTATGCTTAAAATCTGGAAGTATCAGTAAAAGAATATAAACATATGATATATATCTTAGTTGACTAGAATATAGATAGAGTATACAATAAGCCAATGGCATCAACTCGATTAGTAATTTGTGATAAATGTGGGCGGGAGATCGAAGTAAGATCTGGATTTGCCCATATGACACTAAACAATCACCATAAGACATGTAAGTAGCAAAAAAATATTTTTTAACATTTTGTTAGATCTAATATTGTAGTCGACTAGGATATATATAATGATTAAATGTGATTTCTGTGATAACGCTAAGTATGTTGAAAGATTAAACAGTAAAGGTGTGCTAGAGAATTACTGTGTAAGTTGTATTGAAAAATTAAAAAGGCGGGATTGAAAAGAAAATTCTCTTGCTATAATTAAGCTATATGGGACTCTATAAGGGTACAAGGTACCAATGAAGTCTGAAAAGCTCTCTGTAGCCAAGCAGAAGGCTTATTTGGCTCAGTATATTAGAGACCTTAAACAAAACTCTCCTTGTAGAGACTGTGGGAAGTTTTATCCATACTATGTCATGGATTTTGACCACGTACGTGGAGTAAAGCATGCCAATGTTATGGAACTTATTCCCACTCTGTCTAAAAAGAAAATTGATCTAGAAATCGCTAAATGTGAGATAGTATGTTCTAATTGTCATCGTATTAGGACTCATATGCGTAAAGTATCTAAAAGGAATAAATAAAGATATCTTCTCTTCCCGCCGCACTTTTTCGGGCGCACTTTTCAATTCGCACTTTATTTAGTATACTTATAATATATTGGACCATAGCTCAGAGGCAGAGCGGGAAGCTGTTAACTTCTAGGTCCCAGGTTCGACCCCTGGTGGTCCAGCAATGCGAGTGTTACATAATGGTAGTGTCTCTGCCTTCCAAGCAGATAGTGCCAGTTCGATTCTGGTCACTCGCTCCAACTCTTCGTAGCTCAGAGGACAGAGCATTCGGTTTCTACCCGACTGGCCGCAGGTTCGACTCCTGCCGAAGAGGCTTAGTTTCTTTCTATTACCATTATAGCAACTGTAGTCGTTGCGTTTGTATCTTCAGATATTCCAAAAAGTTTATCGTTAAAAGATATGTTTTCTAAAGTTACTGGTGGACCGTCATGTTCTACTCTAAGACCGTAGTTTGTTTTTGATACAGAAATATCACCTATTAGCGCATGTTTATTAGCGCTAGTATTTGTTATAACTATTGTATAGTGTGACTCTACCTCATCAGTAAATGTTATTTCTGTGGGAGTATTTCCTAGTGTAATCAGCTTTGTTCTAATCATTCTACTATTATACCGCTAAAAAGGACAAAACCCAATCAGAGGCGGATCCGATTGGGTTCTGTTGATCTTGCGATCATGTACTGGGAGCAAATTTTGGTGGGATGCTACAACCAGCACATATAGAGTATAAAATAATCTCTATCTAAAGTCAATGGTTAGTCCCAGATGCTTTGTTGCTTTGGATTAAATTCCCAAGGAACTTCTTTATACTTATCGTCTTCGGTTAAATCGTATAGGATATCCATAAGGACTTTGCAGTCATCGTGTTTCCATGTAAGGGTACAATGCCCATTTTCTACATTTAGGCACTTATTTAAGTATGACTCTATTTTTTCCACCATCCACTTTAAAGCTTCAGTGGCTTTTGATACGTCTTCGTAAACGCTTTTTTCCGCCCGATTCATTTTGTACGCTATTTGATCAGCGTGGATTCTCTTCATTTTCACCTTGTGGAGTAAATGATGGGGTTGGTCCAAGAAGAAATCCCTGGTTATGATACTCAACCATCTTGGATACATCTTCTGGGCCTACCAGCTTATTAGCAATAAGGGTAAGAAGATCGTATATACGGTGAAGCATAATATAATTAACCATTGGTAGGTTATCTTCTAGATTTTGCGGTTGCTCATTTTCTGTCATCTGGTCTACCCATATCTTCCCAAAACTTTTCTCGACCCATTTGGTCTGTTTCTTTTATTTGGCCACCGTCAGTTTGAATCGACGGCTGATTTAAGTTCTCCATAGTATTCCAATCCCACAGTTTTCTTGAAGCTGCACGATAAGCAGTATAGATAAATTATACCTTCATTTGTTTCGTTGCACATTAAAGGGCCCTGATCCATGGGACATTCAAGTCTAGGAACAAGGCCCTTCTCTGCAAGCAAAAGGTACTTAGACACGTACTGTATCTTCATGTACCTTCCCCTCTAATCTTTGAATTCGGTTAGGAATTCTTTGTATCTTGCCCCATTCAGGGAAGACCACGATGACCAATCAATTCCGCCTTTAGTCATATAATACGTTATCTCTGCGTTTATTACTGGGTCAAACAATAAGATGTTTGACTTTAGATCAAATTTTTCTTTACGATCAATGCCGAGTTCACCCAACATATTAATCTGAAAAATTCCGTAGGAACTGTCTCCAGTTTTCCTGTTACCATTGTAAGCCAGAGGTCTTGAATTAGACTCTGCCTTAGCAATAGCCCAAGCCTGTTTAAGGGCTTTTCCTTCAAAGCCAACAGCTGATAGGAGTTCTTTTAGTTCTCCGTCTGTTAGCATCTCAGAAGGCTTGTACACAGTAGTGCTGTACTTCTCTAAGGTTTCTTTCTTTAGTTGTACTGTTGATTTCACAGGTGCTTCCACCTGCAATGCTTGAGTTTCTGTAGGCCCAGGCTGGACAGTAAATAAGAATAATGTTATCATTCCTATATAAGACCAGTTGTGAACAACTTCGCTCAAACGTTGTTTTACTTTCTCCATTGGCATTTCCTCCTTTAGAGATAACGAACTATAATAGTAACATTACTTGGCAGTAGGTGTCAAGCCAGTCAACCAGAAAGATTATCATGGAAATATCATATTCTACGCCTAGATCTAATCTTACGACTAAAAATGGTTACGGTCATGCTGGATTTAAATTTACAGAAGCCCTTACTAAAATGGGTCATAGATTAACTTATCAGAACCCAAAGGCTAAATTACAAATTAATTTTTCTCAGCCATCATTATACAAAATGCATAAATATCAATATCAGATTGGATATACTCCATGGGAGTCAACAGTCGTTCCAGAATCTTGGAGAGAGAAGATAGATGCTTGTGATGAGTTTTGGACAACATCTCAATGGTGTAAGGATGTATATGAGAATAATGGATTTAAGGTTTCTAATGTTTTCCCCCACGGGATAGATGCAATTTGGTCTCCCAAAAAACGTGAGAAAACAAATGTTATAAAGTTCTTGCATGTTGGAGAACCTTCAGCAAGAAAAGGCGGGCAAGATACAGTCAATGCCTTCATTAAAGCATTTGGCAATAATCCTAATTACACATTGACAATAAAGGCTCATAAAACCAGCACTCTAAGAGTTTATGATTCGATGGGAACTATTATTGGGGTTCCACACGAAATGTATAGCAATATAAATCTTGACACAAGAGAATTAGAAGATGATGAGTTGGTGAAGATGTACCACGATCACGATATTATGATTTATCCTAGTTATGGAGAAGGCTTTGGATTTATTCCTTTTCAGGCACTTGCAACTGGTATGCCAGTTATATCAACACATGATTGGGCAGATTATAAAAAGTATTTAGGTCCCCTAAAGCTTAACTCTACACTTATAGATTCCCCATGGGAAGTTATGCATCCTGGAAAAATTTATTTTCCAAACAACGATCATCTAGTTAGTTTGCTTGAAGAAGCAGCAATTAACTTTAAAGCATATTCTGGGTACTATTATTCTCAGGCAACTGAAATACATAAAGAATATAACTGGGATCAGTTGACCAATAAAGCATTTGAAGAAATATTGAAAAAGCTATAAAACCTCTTCCCCTTTAGATTAAAGTTTGGTAGAATTGGATTTCAACTCAAAAATCATATAACCGCAAGGCGGAGAAAAGGTGTTATTAAAAATGTCAAGAACTATTGAAAACCCGTACGAAAACTTTATCGCATTATCTCGATATGCAAGATGGATATCTGAAGATAATCGTCGTGAAACATGGGGTGAGACAGTAGATAGATATTTTGACTTTATGCTAAATCATCTTTTCCAAAACCATGCATACGAACCAGATTCTAAATTAGTTGAAGAATTAAAGGATGCAGTTTATAACCGTAACGTTATGCCATCAATGAGATCTGTAATGACTGCAGGTGCAGCATTAGATAGAGATCACGTAGCAGGATATAACTGCTCATTTGTTCCAGTAGATAATCCTCGTTCATTTGATGAGACAATGTATATCCTTATGTGCGGTACAGGAGTAGGATTCTCTGTTGAGTACAAGTATGTTAATAAGCTTCCTGCCATCCCAGATTCATTTGATAAGTCTACAACAATTATTACCGTTGAAGATTCAAAGCAAGGGTGGGCTAAAGCCTACCGTGAACTATTGGCACTACTTTGGTCTGGACAGGTTCCAGCAATTGATGTTAGCAAGCTTCGTCCAGCAGGCGCAAGACTTAAGACAATGGGCGGACGCTCATCAGGACCACAACCACTAATTAATCTTTTTGATTTTACAATTGCAAAGTTTAAGTCAGCAGCAGGTCGTCAACTAAAGCCAATTGAGGCACACGATATTATGTGTAAGATCGGTGAGATTGTTGTTGTAGGTGGAGTTCGTAGATCTGCAATGATTTCTCTTTCTAATATTAATGATATTGAAATGGCTCAAGCTAAATCAGGTAACTGGTGGGAAAATAATTCACAACGTGCTCTTTCAAATAACTCTGTTGCGTATTCTCGCAAGCCAGAGATGGAACAGTTTATTGCAGAATGGAAATCACTATATGACTCAAAGTCTGGGGAACGTGGAATCTATAATGTCGCAGCAGCGCAGAAGCAGGCGGCGAAATATGGTCGCAGAGACCCTGAAGTCCATTATGGAACGAACCCATGTTCAGAAATCATTTTACGTCCTTATCAGTTTTGTAATCTTTCAGAAGTCGTATTACGTGAAAACGATACAAAGAAAGATATTGAACGTAAAGTACACCTTGCAACAGTTCTTGGAACATGGCAAGCAACCCTAACAGATTTTAAATACCTTCGTAAAATTTGGAAAGATAATACTGAAGAAGAGCGCCTACTGGGAGTTTCCTTAACTGGACAATTTGGACATAAGTTTATGTCAGGAAAAGAAGACCTAGTTTCTTTAGAAGCATTTTTAATGACTCTTAGAGAAAAGGCTAGAGCAACAAATACAGAAGAGGCTGGGAAAATTGGGATTCCTGAGTCTGCCGCCATTACTTGCGTAAAGCCTTCTGGAACAGTATCTCAATTGGTCGGGGTGTCTTCGGGAATGCATGCATGGCATTCTCCATATTATATTCGTACAGTTCGTGGTTCAAAGGGAGATCCAATCTCTACATTCTTGAAGGAAGTCGGAATTCCTGTAGAAGATGATGTTATGAAGCCAAACGACACATACGTATTCTCATTTCCAGTAAAGGCACCAGAAGGTGCAATTGTAAGAAATGATCTTACTGCTATTGAGCACTTAAACATATGGTTAGTTTACCAACGTGCATGGTGTGAGCACAAGCCTTCTATTACAGTTTCTGTAAAGGAAGACGAATGGATGGAAGTCGGAGCTTGGGTGTATAAGCACTTTGACGAAGTATCTGGAATTTCATTCCTGCCGCATTCTGATCACTCATACAAGCAAGCCCCTTACCAAGAAGTCAGCAAAGAAGAGTATGAAGATCTTCTAGCCAAGATGCCTAGCGAAATTCGTTGGGAAGACTTGTCATTCTATGAAACAGAAGATGGCACCAGCGGAACACAGACCCTTGCCTGCACTTCAGATGGCAATTGTGAGATTGTAGACATTTCCGCATAAAGGGTATATAATAAAGATTGGGGTAAAACCCAAAATTCCTGGGTACAATGCCCAGAAATAGGAGGATCTAATGAAACAAGATCTAAACAATGATGGAAAGGTAACTATGCAAGAGAAAATTCTCGCAGCATTGTCAAGCTATGGTCGTCACTTTTTGGGTGCAACCATTGCTCTTTACATGACTGGAAATACTGACCCAGGAGACTTAATTAAGGGCGGAATCGCAGCATGTTTGCCAGTTATTCTAAAGGCTCTTAATTCTAATGAGCCAGCTTTCGGATTCACAAAGAAGTAATTCTTAAAATCAATTAGGACGGCTCCTATGCTAAAATAAGCATAGGAGTTTTCCTATTTAGGAGATTTAGCAAATGGCAGGACAAAAGAATTTCGAAGTGGATCAAAATACCACTTTTTCATTTATTGTTGAATATAAAGACAATAATGGATTGCCCATCGATTTAACAGGTGCAACAGCAAAGATGCAAGTCCGTGATACAAAAGGCGGAAGCAAACTAGCTTTTACATTAACATCTCCAGCGGGTGGAATTACAATAACCCCATTGCTTGGTAAACTAACTATAAAGATGACTCCCACACAAACTAGCAAGTTGTTTTATCCAAAATCATCTTACGACATAATGATAACTGATTCAAATACAAACAAAATCAAAGTGTTAGAAGGATTTTTAACACTTAGTAGATCGGTGACAATCTAATGGCAGAGACAGTAATAGTAACGGAAGTTGTTAATGATGTAATTATTTCATCTCCAGGCCCACAAGGTCCTAGAGGTAAAACAATATTAAATGGTAACGGAGTTCCTGCAGAAAATCTAGGGCTTGAAGGAGACTTTTACTACGACAAGCTAACAACAAGATTCTATGGACCAAAACCAACAGATCTAACCTGGGCAGGGGCAACCAATTACCTTTTGAGCACCAGCACACTCACATTCCCATTTTCCATTGGGCAGGTTCTAAATCAAGGATCTTACTGGTCCCTTGAAATAAATCATAATATGGGATATAACCCAAATGTCACTGTTAAAAACAGTGCAGGAGATATCTTAGAAACTGGAATAGACTATAATAGTATTAACAAAATAACACTGACAATGGCTCAACCATTCGGTGGGATAGCGTACCTATCCTAAAGGAGAATAGAATATGGCAAGATTATTTGTAACTGATATCAATCTTAACAAGAATGAACTTCAGAACGCAAGAATTCAGGGTGTTACACCAGCCCCATCAGCACCCGTAACTGGACAGATTTACTATGACACATCGACAAAAACGATGTATTATTACAATGGTGTAACAGATACAGCTTTACAGCCACAAGGCCCATGGGTTGCAATGGGTGCTTCTCAAGAAGTAATTCAAGATGTTATTGGTTCGGCAATCGTTGGCGGAGTTGCTTTAACATCAACATATAACGATACAGCTGGAACAACAACAATTGATTTAGATAATACAACAGTAACTGCAGGGTCTTATGGTTCGACAACAAAGATCCCAACATTTACAGTTGATGCACAAGGTAGATTAACAGCTGCTGGAGAAGCAGATGTAGCAACAAATCTTTCAATTGCTGGCGACACTGGAACAGACACAGTAAACCTTCTTACAGATACATTAACGGTATCTGGTGGAGAAGGAATTGATGTTGCAGTAACAAATAACACAATTACAATTGCTGGAGAAGATGCTTCTACTAGCAATAAGGGTGTTGCTTCATTTGCAGATGCAGACTTTACAGTAACATCTGGCGCAGTAACAATTAAAAATGTTAACCTTGCCACACAAACTACTGGAAACTATATTGCAACAATTGCTGGAACAGCTAATGAAATTGAAGTTTCAGGATCTGGTTCAGAAAACTCAGCAGTAACAATTGGTCTTCCAAATGATGTAACTATTACAAACGACTTAACAGTTGGTGGAGACCTTAATGTAACTGGAACAATTAACTCAGTAAATACTACTCAGGTAAATATTGTTGATAATAAGATTAATCTTAATACAGACTTTACAGGGGCACCAGTAGCAGATGCGGGAATTCGTGTAGAGCGTGGAGAAGGTGCAGATGTTGAAGTTCTTTGGAATGAAGCAAATGATAACTGGACACTTACAAATAATGGAACAAACTATCATGCGATTGTTCGTAAGTTTTCTTCAGATATTACAACAACAGAGTCTGCACCATTTACTTTCGTAGCAACTCATAATTTAGGCACACGGGATGTAACAGTTCAAGTATTTGCAACCGCATCCCCATATAACCAGATTGAGTGTGATGTAGATCATACATCTACATCCGTAGTTACACTAACATTTGCAGCCCAACCAACGGCTGGAGCATATAGAGTAGTAATTACGGGATAATCATGGCAAAGCAATTTAAAACAACAATTGCTCCGCCAGCGTTATCTGCAGATCCTGCAGGGACTTATGCTGGTGAGATATACTATAATACTGCATCAGGAGCGTTAAAAATATTTAATGGCTCTGTTTGGTCTTTATTAACTGGATCTGGAGGAGGCACTGGAACATCAAATTCATTTGAAGTTCTTTCAGGTCCACCAGCATCCCCAGCGCAAGGAAGAACATATTTCGATTCTTCTGAAAATACAATTAAAGTTTTTAACGGAACAATATGGTACGATGTGGCTGGTCCAAAAGAATTGCTTGATCACACACACTTTGCAGGTGAGGGTGGAGTTAGAACATTAGATTACGGAAATTATGTAGAATACGGAAATTATATTGTTTCTTTAGATGGTGGTACTGCAACAACAGACTATACCACAACACCTAATGATGATATAATTGATGGAGGGGTAGGTTAAATAAAATGGCAGTCAGAATTCAATTACGTAGAGATACGGCATCAAATTGGTCAACAAATAATCCAGTTCTTCGCCCAGGCGAGGTTGGAGTAGAAACAGACACACTTAAATTTAAGATTGGTCCAACAGTTACAGCACCAGCAATTGGTACAGCGTGGAATTCAATTACATCATATGCAAACGTAACAGCAACATCGCTATCAAACAGCCTTGCATCATATATTGAGTTAGCGGATCAGGGAACACCAGGCGGACCAGCAGAGCTAGACTCAAATGGAGACCTACTTGTTCCAGAAAATTCTATAATTTTATGGGATGACGCTGACTATACATATACAACAACATTGACTGCAACACAGCCTACAGCAAATAGAACAATTACCTTCCCAAATTCATCTGGAACAGTTGCGCTAACAACAGACATTCCAACACTAGATACAGATGACGTTGCAGAAGGAACAACAAATAAATATTTTACAGACGAAAGAGCGCAAGATGCAATTGACCTAGCTTTAACGGCTGGAACAAATATTGTAAAGACATACAACGATGTAGCAAACACTCTAACTATTGCAACATCAGAAAGCCCAACATTTTCAAATGGATTTAACGTTGGATCACAATCTGCAGGATTAAGAACAACTGATGACTATACAAATCCAATGGCAGTATTCTCAATTGATTCAGATTCAGACTACGCACAACTTGCTATTAAGAATACAGGAAATGGCGTAAACTCATCTACAGATATCATTGCATATTCTGATAATGGAAACGATACAGCTGGCTGGATTGACATGGGTATTACTTCTAGCGCATTTAGTGATGCTGAGTTTACTATTACTGGTAAAAATGACGGCTACATTTTTATGGAAGCCCCAGCTACTACAGTAGCCTCAATTAATAATAAAGCATTAACAGATAACGTTGCAACTCTTACTACAGCCGCAGCTCATGGATTTGCTGCTGGTAAAAGGGTTACAATTGCTGGAGTAGGTGCACCATTTAATGGAGTATATACAATTACTGGGACCCCAACAACAACTACATTTACTTATGCAAAAACAAATGCAAATATTACATCTGCTGCAGTTTCTCCAGTTGGCACAGCAACTCAACACACAGGTAATGGAAATCTAGTATTAGCAACAGGTGCAAATGGTGCAGAAAATGCAATCGTATTTGCAGCAGGCGGATTACAGTCTGATAATACTCAGATGACAATTTTCCCAGATCAAAATGTGCATGTTGAAATTGATACAGAATCTGATTCTGCTACAACAGGAGCATTAACTGTTGCTGGTGGAGCAGGAATTACTGGAAACCTTTCTATTAATGGAAAAGCAAGACTAACAGATACTGTTTATGTTGGTGCAACCGCAGAAGCATTTGAAACAACAGCAGCATTAACTAATCCAGCTGCAGTATTTGCACTGACTGGAGATCCATATTCTCAGGTATCTATTCATAACCCAGATTCTGATTCTTCCGCCGATCTTATTATTTATACAGACAATGGTACAGATGCACATGGATGGATTGATCTAGGTGTAACTGGAAGCCAGTTTAGTCAGCCACAATTTGGAATTACAGGACCAAATGATGGATACCTCTTCTTTGAAGCACCAGAAGATACAACTGGAGAAGGAAATCTAGTTATTGCAACTGGAAACAGAGGAACAGACAACAAAATTATTTTCGCAGCAGGTGGTTTTGGAACTGGAACTACTCAAATGGAGATTACTCCAAACCAAAATATTCATATTGAAATTCCTACAGCTTCTACAAGCGCTACAACTGGAGCACTTACAGTAGTAGGTGGAGTTGGTATTCAAGGTGACCTTAATATTCAAGGTGACGTAGCAATTCAAGGAACTATTACATTCGGTGGTGGCGGAACAACTGTAGAAACACAGAACCTTGCTGTTACAGACCCAGCAATTTTCGTTGGTACAAATAATCAAGCAGACCTTGTAGATCTTGGTATTTATACAGAATTTGCTGTTACCCAGTCACCAGCAATTACTGCTACAGTAACAAATAAGGCACTTGCTGACAATATTGCTACACTTACAACATCAGCAAATCATACATATTTAGCTGGAGACGTTGTAGTAGTTAGCGGAGTAGACGCAACATTTAATGGAACATTTAATATTATCGATGTTCCAACCACAACAACATTTACATATGCTAAGACTGCAACAAACGTCACAAGTGCTGCGGTTACTCCTAATGGTTCAGCCTCAGTTGGCGCAAGACGCAAGTTTGGCGGAGTTGTAAGAGATGCATCTGATGGAGTAGTTAAGATATTCCATGGTGCAACAACAAAGCCATCTGGCACAACAAACTTTGCAGAAGCTGGACTATCATACTCTGGGCTTAAAATAGGAGCACTTGATGCAGCAGAAGCTACAATTGGAGATGTTTCAAATACAGAACTTCAGTATCTTAATGGTGTAACTTCAGCAATTCAGACACAGATTAATGGAAAGATCTCTGCTTCAAGCACAGACACATTAACAAATAAAACTTTAACATCTCCAAAGATTAATGAAGATGTTGTACTTACAGCAACTGCAACAGAGATTAATGTTCTAGATGGAATAACTTCAACTACTGCAGAATTAAACATTCTAGATGGAGTTACCTCTACAGCAGCAGAGCTAAATATTTTAGACGGAGTAACCGCATCAACATCAGAGCTAAACATTTTAGACGGAGTCACTTCTACAGCAGCAGAATTAAATATTCTTGATGGAGCCACACTTTCTACAACCGAATTAAATTATGTAGGCGGTGTAACTTCAGCAATTCAAACTCAGCTAGACGGTAAAGTAGACGAGTCTTTATTTGATACAAAGGGAGATATTCTAGTTGCTTCTGCGGACAATACCCCAGTAAAATTAGCAGCTGGAACAAATGGATATCTACTAACAGCAAATTCATCTGCAACAAATGGAATTGAATGGGCGGCTGCACCAGTAAGTCTTCCTACTCAAACAGATAACTCAGGAAAATATCTAACTACAGATGGAACAACAGCTTCTTGGGCAACACTAGTTGTACCAATTGAAACAAAGACAGCAACTGTAACAGCAAATACTGCTACAACTGTAGACACAACAGCATTGTCAGCATTTACAAGTATTGAATATATGGTGTCTCTAAAGCAGGGTTCAAAAGTAAGAACCTCTAAGGTAATTGTACAAAATAATGGAACATCTGTAGATATGACAGAGTTTGCAATTACAGAAACAGGCGGAGTTATTTCTGGTGTGGTAATTTCTGCAGCAGTGTCTGGAACAGACGCAGTTTTGCAGGCAACAATAACAGACGCAACAAGCACGAATGTAGCAGTTAAATTATCTAAAGTTAAATTATAGGGAGGGTTAAGTGGCAGATAAAAACTTTAAGGTAAAATCTGGCTTACAAGTTCCCTCTCTTACAACAGCGGGTCCTGTAACAACAGATTCAGCAGGTAATGTTACCTCTTCTGCCACCCTTCCTATTTCACAGGGAGGAACAGGCCAGACAACTGCTGGTAACGCATTAAATGCATTCCTTCCTCTTCAGACTAGCCAAGACAATAAGTTTTTACAAACTAATGGCGTAACTACACAATGGACAACTCCTCAACAGCATACAGCAACAGACGGTGTGGTTGGGGCTAAAATATATAGTGGAACAGTTACTCCGTCTTCGCCAGTAGTTGGAGATCTCTGGATTGATCAAACAACTGGAAATGGAATTCAATTAGTCAGGTGGCGTAAAACTGTTGCATCTGCAACAACAACCGTAACTGGACTAGATGATAATAACTTAACTCTATCTTACACATCTGGAAATGAGCAGGTTTATATTAACGGTGTTCTAATTACAAGAGGTCAAGACTATACTGCCACAAATGGAACATCTGTTGTTTTAACACAGGCGGCGGAAATAGGAGATACATTAGAAATTTTTGGTAATCCCCTCTTTTCAGTAACAGATGCATATACACAATCACAGTCTAATTCTATATATGTTAGAAATAGTAATTATCCAGTTGCTGGAAAAAATAAAATTATAAATGGAGATTTTGGAGTAAATCAAAGAGGATTTACTACGACTACTTCAACCGCCACCTTTTTGTTTGACAGATGGCAGACTAGAGCAGTTGACGGAACATCAACATTTACTGCACAGACATTTACTTCAGGCTCTGCTCCAGTTGCAGGATATGAATCAACAAACTATATTAGAGTTTCTTCATCTGGACAAACTGCAACATCTACAAGAACAGCAATAAGTCAGCCAATTGAAGATGTTAGAACGTTTGCGGGACAAACCGCTACATTTTCGTTTTGGGCTAAATCTGAAAGCGGAACTCCTTCAGTTGCCGTGTATCTTGCTCAAAACTGGACAAACGGCTTTGCCGATGGCCCTGGACAAAAAGTAACTATAAATAGTTCATGGAATAGATATAGTATGACTTTTCAAGTTCCAGCATTAGTAGGACAGACAATAGGTTTAAACAATAAATTAACTCCTTTTATATTTACATCAGCAGGATCAGATTGGAATAGTCAGTCTGCTTCACTAGGAATTCAATCAACAACTATAGATTTTTGGGGATTCCAATTTGAAGCTGGTTCAGTTCCTACATCATTTTCAACTTCAACAGGCACTGTTCAGGGTGAGCTTGCGGCATGTCAAAGATACTACCAAAGGTTTGGCAATAACGTTCCGTTTGAAGCATTTGGAATGGCTCATGGAATAGATGCAAATAATGCTAGAATGTACTTACCACTAAAAGGAAACATGAGATCAAATCCTATATTAGCGTTTTCATCTGCTAGTACATTTCAAAAGTCATTTGGAAATACATCTGGACTAACATCAGTTTCACTAGGAGCTTCATCTAATCATGCGGTTTCAATAGATTTTGTAAGAACATCTGAGTTTTCATCTAATGGCGGATTTTTAATTACATCAGTTGCAGCAGGAACTGCGTATATAGAAGCCTCGGCGGAGCTATAAAGGAGAACTATGACAAGAGCTAGAGATAATGCATTCAATCCACTCAATACTAGTTATTCCAGTAAAAATAGAATAATGAATGGAAACTTTGCTATTTGGCAAAGAGGTACAACTTTTAGCGGCGGTAATTCATATACAGCAGATAGATGGAGTGCAGATTCTGCTACAACTATTACAAGACAGACTGGAACTGAACAATTTCCTTATTGCCTAAGAGTAACTGGAAGCGGCGGAAATCCAGCAATTAGACAAGGTGTAGAATTGCCAATAACTGGAAACGCTGGAATTTTTCAACTAGGAACTAGGTGGACGGTATCGTATTATGCAAGAACTAGCACTTCTATTGCATCAACACAAGCAATTTATGTAGCATTTTCAGATGGAGCAGTAGCTGGATCTGCAAATGCCGTAGAGGTAATTTCTAATACAAATATAGGCGCATCCTCAACATCCTGGACTAGATATTCACTTACTTTTACAATTAATTCTTCACCAGTTGGAACAAATACTTGCCTACAGGTTGTTCCTTATATTGCAGCAGGAGCATATGCAGGAAACTGGGAAATTACTGGAGTTCAGTTGGAACAAAATTCAGTTGCAACTTCATTTACTACAAACACGCCAAACATTCAGTCAGAGATTGCTGCATGTCAAAGATATTTTTATAGATTAGGTGGACTTTCTGCTAACAATCCAGTTGGAACGGGTTTTATTAATGCAACTGCTCAAACCGCAGTTTGTATTACGTATCCAGTTACAATGCGTTCAGCACCTGGATTTAGCGCAACTGGAGGCAATAATTATAATGTATTAAATGGTCAAACAAACTATACATCTTCTTCAATAACATCAAATTCATTAAATATAAATAATTCATGGATATATGTTTCTACTTTAGGAATGCCGTCCATGCCCGTAGGAAGCGCTTCATATGTATTTGCTCCAAGCGCAACATCATATTTAGATTTTTCAGCGGAACTATAAGGAGGAAATAAATGGCAGTAAAGAGATGGAATGGAACGGCATGGGAAGTCTATGCTGGTGCCGACCTAGCTCCCGTCAAAGTTACCGACGGCAGAGTAGGTAAAACTACATTTATTGGTGCTACATCTCCTACAGGACAAGTTGATGGAGATATTTGGATTGATCAGGATACAACTACAAATGCAGTTGTTCCAACAGCATTAACAACAAAAGGTGATATATTTGCAGCTACTGGAAATGCAGCCTATACAAGATTTGCGGCGGGAAATAATGGAGAATCATTATATGCAGATTCTACAACTAGTACAGGATTAAGATGGCAGGGAGATTTTAATACTGGTAAAAATAAGATTCTAAATGGAGCTTTTGATATCTGGCAAAGAGGGACAACGTTTACTAATCCATCTTCTGACACTGGCTTTACTGCAGATAGATTTTATTCTGTTCATAATGGATCTGGTGCTACTAGAACTATAACAAGAGAAACATTTACTCCAGGGGCCGCTCCAGCTTCTGGGTATGAAAGTCAATATTTTTTAAGATATAATATTTCAGCTCCTGGAACAGGAAATACTTATAACTATATTACAACGTCTATAGAAGACGTAAGGACCTTTGCGGGTCAGACAGTTACATTTAGCTTTTGGGCCAAAGCAAGCGCAAATATAAATGTGGGATGGAACGTAGATCAATTTTTTGGCTCTGGAGGTTCTGCAGTTAATTATAACGCAGGAGGTTTTCCACAATCTACTTTTAATTTAACTAATTCTTGGCAAAGATTTACTGCCGTGGCAAACATGTCTTCTATTTCTGGTAAAACTATAGGCACAAGCAGCTATTTAAGGTTATTTATAGCTCTTCCATCAAATCAAAATATAATTGTAGATACTTGGGGTTGGGAGTTGGAATCAGGATCAGTTGCTAGCGCATTCACAACAAATACTGCAAATCCTCAAGCAGAGCTTGCCGCATGCCAAAGATATTACTATAAAACTTATAACATAGACGTGACTCCTGGAACAATTACAGATCCAGGCTATTTAGTTTGTGACATACCAAGCTTGAGATTAACAAGACATGGGTTTAGGTTTCCAGTTACTATGAGATCAGCTCCTTCTATGATTGTATATAATCCTGCAACAGGTGGAACTGGAACAATAAGAACTAACGCAGCAACTAATTTTACGATGAATGGACCATTTGCGCTAGGCACTAGCGGAGGGTTTTTTGACTTTAATCCAAGTAGTGGCGAGTATGGTTTTTATCATATTGTTGCTTCGGCAGAGTTATAAGGAGATATAAATGGCAATTAAAAGATGGAATGCAAGTACAAGTCAATGGGAATTAGTAGGTACCCCAGGGACCGCCACTCCTTCTGCAATTGGCGCAGCAACGCTGGCATCAACAGGAAACACATTCCTTGGTGTGCAAACAATTACTGCTGCATCTGAATGGCCATTAATATCTAGATTTACAAACCCAGCATCTACACATAGAAACCACCTACTCCTACAGAGATCAAATAATAATGCTGCAGTAACATCTGGATTTACTTTAGGCGGAATTTCAATGTCTGGACATGATGGAACAAACTATGGACTTGGATGGAACGGCGGAGCTGAAATAACAGCATACGCTGCTGAAACCTGGACCCCATCTGCAAGAGGAACATCTCTAGCATTTTCAAATACTGCAAGCGGAACAAATTCAATTACAGAAAGAATGCGTATTCAGGCAAATGGGGATTTAGTATTAACAAATCAACCATTCGATGGACTAAGATATTTTGATATATATAATACAAGTTCTGGAAATAGCGCTGGAACAATTATACGTCTTATTACAAATAATGCTGCAAATTCTGCCGTTACCTCCGTCGATATTGTTAAATACAGAACTGGCGGATTTGTTATAAATAATAATGATGGATTTACATCATTTAATAATAGCGGCGCAGAAAGAATGCGTATTGGCTCTGCAGGAAATATTGCGATTGGATCAACAAATACTGGTTCACATAGATTATATATTGAAGATGCTCAGTTGCTTGATACAGTTAGAGTATGGAATACGAACGCTAGCTTTGGCCAGCACGTAATGCAAACACTAGCATCAAGAGGCAATAACAGTGGCTATTATTTTAATAGCGCATATTCTGGCGGTGGTGGAGATGCAGAATTTACAGTAAGAGGAGATGGGCAGGTAAATGCCGATCTTTCATTTACAGGAGGAGGAGCTGACTATGCTGAATATTTTGAATGGGCAGACGGCAATCCTAGTAATGAAGATAGAAGAGGCTATTCAGTTTCATTAATAAATGATAAAATTAAGATTGCTGAAGAGGGGGAAATTGTATTTGGGGTTGTATCTGGAAACCCTTCAGTAGTTGGAGATGATGCTCCAATGAAGTGGGCGGGGAAATATCTAAAAGATGACTTTGGCTCATATATACGTGATGAAGATGGATATAGAGTATTAAATCCTGAATATGATGAAGAAGCAGAATATGTTAGTCGTGAAAGTAGACCAGAGTGGTCTACAATTGGTCTCATGGGTAAACTTCGTTTACGTAAGGGACAAATTGTTTCACCAAGTTGGATTAAGATGAAAGACATTTCGGCAGAAGTCGAAGAATGGCTAGTTAAATAAGGAGAATAAAATGACAGAAGAAATGACAATGCCAGAGTTTGTAGATAACTCAGATTATAAAGTTAATACTACAGATTTTGGATCAACAATTGTAAGAACAGATGAAGATGGTAAAGTATGGTGGATTCCTACTGATCCCGCTAATTCTGATTATGCAAGATATCTTCGTTGGGTTGAAGCGGGTAATACTGCAGAAGCCTATGTAATTCCAGAAGCAGAGTAATTAGCATACCTTAAATGGTAAAATAGGAGTATCATGGCAGATAAGAATTTTAAGGTAAAAAAGAATATCCAGGTTACAGACTTGGCCGTTGCTGGCCCAGTTACTGTAGACTCATCTGGTGTTCTTGCCTCATCTTCTGCTCTGCCAGTAAATTTGGGCGGAACAGGGCAAACAAGTGCATCAGCTGCATTTGATGCCCTTCTTCCAACTCAAACAAATAATGCTAATAAGCTACTAGGAACAAATGGTACATCTGCATCTTGGGTTTCTCCAGGAATTGCATATCAGACTTCCGCCCCAGATAATCCAGTTACTGGACAATTGTGGGTGGATTCTGATGAGACTGGTGATTCACTAGACCCATATATTATCCGTAGAAAAACAATTACAGCAACTGCAGGCCAAACAGTATTCACTACAGATGTAATATTTACAGATGGATATGAGCAGATTTATTATAACGGCGTATTACTTGTTAGAACAACAGATTATACAACAAACGGCGGAACCAATACAGTTACATTATTACAAGGAGCATCAGCAGGAGATACAGTTGAAATTATTTCATCTACTCCAATTAATTTGGTAAATACTGCTACATTAAGTGCAAACACGTTTATAGGAACACAAGCAATTAATGTTTCTCAATCTTCATCTTTAGGGTTAGTTATAAATTCATCTACTGGAGATCCTCTGCATTTAAACAGATACGCATCTCCAAGCGGTATTATTGCAAGAACAACAAATGGTTCTATTTCTGCACCAACTCCAGTTTTATTAAATGAAAGATTTGCTTTTTTTATAGGAGCTGGCTATGACGGAACTACATATGGAAATAATGCTGCAATAAATATGTATGCAGCAGAAAATTTAACCCCCACCACAAGAGGATCCTTTATAACATTTGATACTACGAATATTGGTTCTGCAGGTAGATCAGAAAAAATGCGTATTACTTCGGCAGGGAATGTTGGCATTGGGACTTCTGTTCCAGCAGTAAAACTACAAATAGATGGAACCTTTGGATTTCGTGATAATTCTCAATCAGTTCCTGCTCAAGATAATGGAACAAACCCAACACTTATAATGACTAACAATTTTAGCGGAGGTTCTGGAGAAACAAGTTTATTTAACACATGTGCTGGATTGACTGGAGGAATAAGGCTATCTCAGGTTACTGGAACTGGTACATATAAAGATATGGCATGGTTTCAAAAGAATCTTACCTATCAATATGTTCCACTATATAGCTTAGCACCAGCAACAGACATTTCTTTTTCATCTCAATGGGTTGCAGGAACAGCTACTAATTCTTATAATTATATAATTAATGGTGCAAATAACACTGGCGGAAACGGACTTGTCGTGTTCTTGAATGGCTCAACAAGAGCAGAGGATAACGGAGCAAACTCTTTAACAATTAGAAACGACGTTGCAAACATGTACTTAGGCAGATCTGGAGCAACAACTTTTATCTTTGGAAGATCAGATGTTTCAGATCAAGACTTAAAAGAAAATATTCAGACTTACTCAAATGCAACAGATATTATAAAATCATTAGTTCCTAAGCAATTTAATTTTATTGGCTCAGAAAGAAAGCAGTATGGATTTATTGCTCAAGACATTGAAAATGAGGAAATTGTTCTTCCAGGCGGAGAAGGTGTACCTTGGTCTGTAGATTATAATTCAATTGTATCTGCTCTAGTAAAAGCAAATCAAGAATTAATAGAAAGACTAGAAGCGCTGGAGGCTACAGTAAATGAGTAGAGCTAGAGATTTAGGATCATCAATTAATTCCACAGCCGCTGGTAAAAATTTTGTTATCAACGGCGGAATGGAAATTGCACAAAGAGGAATTGGAAGCTCTTCATCAGCAATTCCAGCAGGAAGCTATTTGCTAGATAGGTGGGCTTCGGTTCTTTATCAAAGCAATAACTTTCAAAGAGTTTTAACAAACTCAACATTTACCCCATCTAAATATGCTTTAAGATGCGGAAGCATGAGTTCAACACAACTTTCTGGAGGAACTTCATGGCATCATTTAGGGCAAATGATAGATAGTACTGTTGCTCAACCAATGATTGGTAAGATAGTAACCCTTTCATTTTATATGAAAGCATCAGCATCTTCATATACAAGCAATGTTGGGGGAACTGCTTTAACAAGCATTCAAGCATCAGTTTATGGATATAATTCAGCTACACCAGCTTCATATGATGGATGGTCAGATACTACAATTGCTCAAATAAATATTCCAAATGGACAATTCCCAACAACATGGACTAGGTATACTGTTACTGGAACAGTTCCAACAACCATAAATGGTATGAGTGTTAACTTTATGATGGTACCTAATTTTGCAACTACAAATCCATCTGATTTTTATTATGACGTAACAGGAGTTCAACTAGAAATTGGTTCTTCTGCAACAACTTTTTCCTTAGCAGGCGGAGACTATAATAGCGAGTACGCAAAGTGTCAATCATACTATCAAAGATTAATTTCTGGTTCAGGAGTAATTGGATCGAAAAATAATGGCGCTACTTCATATTTTATTGTAGATTTAAAAACAAACATGAGGGCAACTCCAACTAGAACATACTCATCTTTATCAGACATTTCTTTATCAGCAGTAAATGGTTCAACAACTTATCCAGCAACCAGCTTTAGTTCAAATAGAGCATCAGTATGGTCTGCCTCATTTGTCATAGGTCAAGGAACATCAGATGGAGCAACTGGAGATACAGCAATTTTATTAATGGACGCTACAAATGGATGGATCGGCTTTTCAGCCGAATTATAGGAGACTAAATGGCAAAGAAACTTAAGATATATAACGGCTCTTCTTGGGAAGATGTTACATTTGCAATCACTCCTCCTACTACAAGTGTAACTAATTCATTTAGCACTAATCAAGTAATTGATGCTTCTACTTCAGTTGCCGCCCTTCGAATTACACAGCGAGGAGCAGGAGAAGCGTTTAGAGTTGAAGATGAGTCTAATCCAGATTCATCCCCTTTTGTGATTGATGCTGCAGGAAATGTCGGAATTGGCACAGTCACTCCACAGCAAAAATTTTCTGTTACTGGAAATATACACATGAATGGTGGAACTGGAACTGGAATCTCTTGGGCATCAGATCAATCATCTCATTATTTAAAGTTTGATAGTGGACTAAATGGAATTAAGTTGCAAGGTTATTCTAATATTGTTTTTGAGACTCTAGGGCAAAATGAAAGAATGAGAATTGCCTCAGACGGACTAGTTACTTTTGATGGCTCTGGCTTAATAAGCAGAATAGGTGGAGTAAATAAACTTGAAGTTG